TGTCCGGCATACCCGTCGTGCATCACCGTCAGGTACTCGTTCACCGGCTTGTCTGACAGTGCGCCATAATACGTCACCATCAGCATTTCTTTGCCACTGGCGCGGCTTATATGCCGACGCCACTGCCATTCGGTCACGTTCATCTCAGTCGTGTCTAAACCCATGATGTCGTCGTCGTGCAATTTTTGCTTGGTTGGTTTCGGCGCTGGGAATGGTTCGCCGCAAGCAACACATTCCTTTGCGGATATGTGATTAAGTTCAAAACAATTTTCACAGGCTTTGACCGGCGCTTCACCCTCACCTTTGCCTGAAGGCTTTTTGGGATTAACCGCTGTGATAGGGCCGTGCGTCTGCACGACCCCGGCAAAGTCCAGCACAAGGCAATGGTCGGTGTGGCTCTTAGGGCGCATTCCGCGCCCAGCCATCTGCACATACAAGCCGGTGGATAGTGTCGGCCGCAGCATGGCAATCAGGTCGAGGTCAGGATGATCGAACCCGGTCGTCAAAACGTTTGCGTTTGTCAGCGCCTGAATATTGCCCGACTTGAAATCGGCAATGATCCGCTCGCGTTCTGCCTTTGGCGTTTCGCCTGTAATCGTTGCAGCAACAATGCCGCGAGCATTCAAAATATCCGCCACGTTATAGGCGTGTTTTACACCGGCACAAAAGAACAGCCATGATTTGCGATCACCGGCCAAGCTGATAACTTCATCCACCGTTGCCGCATTGTGATCGTCTGTATCCACGGCGGCTTGCAGTTCGCTTTCAATATATTCGCCGCCGCGTTTGTGTACGCCATCAACCGATAGCTGGTGATTTGTCAACTTGGACCGCAGCGGTGCGAGGTGTTTTTTAAATATCAGTTCTTCAATGCTGACCGGCGCAATGATATCCGAAAACAACGCTGGCTCGTCGGTGATATACCCGTGACCCAGCCTGTATGGCGTGGCTGTCAGGCCGATCACCCGCAGCGCCGGGTTAATTAATGTAAGGTCGTCAATCAGCTTGCGGTAGCCGCCTTCCTGCTTGTGGCTGACCAGATGACATTCATCAATCAGCACCAGATCAACGTGACCGATCTGGTCAGCTTTATTCCGCACTGACTGAATACCGGCAAACGTAATCGGTTCTCCAATATCCCGCCGTCGCATACCTGCCGAATAGATGCCTAGCGGTGCGTTCGGCCAATGGTCGCGCATCTTCTCGGCGTTCTGTTCGATCAGTTCCTTGACGTGCGTCAGCATCAGGATGCGGGTTTCCGGCCATGTCTG